CAAAAACAATTTGTGCCGCTTGATCGGCTGATTGTGCCTCCGCTTGAGTAATTGTTCCTACGTCAATGAATTTGAGTCCGGACGAGTTACTATTTAATTGGTTTAAAGCCGCCAAAAGTGTCATATTTCCCTGATCCAGTGCGAAGGTCTGGGATGTCAAATTTTTGAGGATCTGAGTTGTCAGGTCCTCAAGTGTAATAATCCCGCCTTCATTTGTTGTCGGATCAATAAAAATCAGTTCTTTTCCTTTTGGAATCTCTGTTACTTTGGTCAGTCCATTCGCATTCTGGCCGTCCTGTGGTAATGCCATATTTTTTCTCCTTTCTGGTGTCCGATTCGGACACCCTACGCATCTACATTTACGCACATGGCTTTGTTTCCGATCACGAGAAGCTTATCTCCTACTGTAAGAGCCATCTGCACATATCTGATAAACTGTCCGATTACAACTCCACCGAACATATAATCATCATTGTTTACTGTTACTGAATATCCGTACTGTAGGAAAGCCTCTCCCTGCTCTGTCCGTCGGCTCCAGGAGAACCATGCTGCCGGATATTCCTTCGTGACTTCTCTGCCGGCTTTGTACAATGCCGCTGATACAGTCGTTGTTCCGTCTCCATTATCCTGGCACTTGGTGTTGTACAAGAGCGTTCCGTCCGTCATTCCTCGCAGATCTGTCGTAGTCTGAGTCAATTTTGTTTCAAACCCTTGCATACTGCTTTTGATCTCAGTCACTTTCTGGTCTGTGGTCTGAATTGCTTCTTTCGCTTCCTGAGCTTTCTTATCTACATTTGCAATGTCCTGTGCCAGTCCTGCAGCATCCGAAACGATTGATACCGTCTGAGTATCCAGGAGCTGCACTCCGGACGTATCATACAAGGAACACCGGATGATATTCACATCCGGAGACGATGGTACATATACCGTCAACAGTTCAGCTGATGAGGAGCCATACTTGATCTCATAGGTCTTTCCGGAGTCCTTTGATTCTTCAATCTGGAACTTTCCGGAATAGCTGCTCACGGATCCATTGTCATTCTTGTAAGCCGAGAACGTCACATTTGCCGGCTCAAGTGTTTTATCATCTTTCTGTTTCCGGATGATCTGCGTACTAACCCGAAGGTCATAACTTAGACCAATCTTGCCGTCTTTTGCCTTGGAGACCGAGAATCGTTTTGTGATCCAGGAGCCCATAGATTTTACAATCAACGCTTTACCACCGATCACAAGTCCCTTTTCGCCTACCAGCAACACCTTACCTTCCAGGCCGTATAACGCTGAGATATCAACATAGCCGCTGTCCGTAGACATTGCTGTCACCTGATATCTTCTCAGCTGTGGATTCCAAGTGCCAGTGATTCCATCTGATGCAGTTGCATGAATCTCATCGATATGATCAGATACGTCCGTATCGCCCAGGAACACCGAGAATACTGTATAACAGGAGCTGTAGTCTCCGCCGGATCCATCCGTGTAGGTGTGAACCACATGAGCATCATTGTTCAGAGATGCCGACATCGCATCCAGAGTTGATATTCCCGACAATGTTTCCAGTGCTTTCTTGGCTGCATCTGCCGCCGCTGACGCACTGTCTGATGCAGAACCTGCAGTTTGTTCAATTTCAGTGATGTTCTGTGTCATCTTCGTGTAAGCCTGATTTAGGCTCTGGCCAGAATCATCCAACCAGATACGGTTGCTCTTGATGACCTGTGTACTATCATTGATTGCTGTGAACAAGCTGTCTATATCCAATTTGGATGCGGCGATGTTGGCCGTGTCAGAAACCATCTCGTTCACGATCAGTCCATCTGCAATTGCTCCCGGTTGCACACCGGTGGAATCGATCAGAACTCCTTTTCCTGTTTCGTCAAAAAGCTCGAATGTGAAGTTCCCCTGTGCATCCCGGCCAGCCTGCATCCTTACAACTCCGTTATCATCTTTCCATTGCTGGGTTGCCCCGGATATCTGGATGCCGCCATCATCTGACATGATCTTGAATTTGTTGGTGCTGATCGTACCAGCCAGAAGATCTCCAATGGTAACGGACTGCATAACTGCTGTTCTTACCAAGGCAGTATCAATGACCGCATTATCAGATGTCAGGTGGATGTTCTGCAGATCACCGATACCAGCTGATCCCGAAAGAAGGTTCTTGATATTGGCATAGTTGGAAGCAAGGATATCAATCCGGCCGTTTGCTGCTGAGAAATTATTTACTGTGAGTTTCTGGAATTCACCGTATTCCCCATAAATCTCTTCAACTCGTTCTTTAGTAACTTCAAGATTCTTAATAGTCGCATAAGTGATGTTCGCCGTATCTACATCCAGCTTATTAATCAATGCCTTATCAATCACAACCAGCTGTGCATAATACCTGTCCATTTCCTTAGTAGTCGGACCTTTGTATCCAGATTCCTGTTCTACTTCAGACCGTCCAACAGCTTCCACCGATGTGATCAGACCGCCGTCAAACTCATGTGTCATAGTCATGACCGGTACTTTATAAGCTGTACCATTCAGATCAGAGACTGTCAGCACATCCCATGGGTCCACACGGGGATCACCCATGAATTTAATGCTTCCAGGCATGTATTCATAACCGCTTAATACTTTCCAAACATTATCCAGCATTTCCTGTGTCATGAACGGGTTTGAAAAACTTATTTCGCGGGTTCCGGAACCAACACTGACAGAAACATCGTTTCCATCAGAATCCTTTCCGATATAGCAGGTAATCTTCTCTATTTTCTCAGTCACATCATGATGCTCGAATGTGTCCCAGTACCGGCTTGTATCGACTGGATAATCACTGTCTATGTAAGTTTTAATCTCAATCTGTCCCTGCCGATTACAGATAGCAAAACCGCCATACATCTGTGAAATATATCCCAGTATTTCTCTGCAGGTATAGCTATCCGGACGCTGCATTGATATCGCAGTCAGTCCATCTGTAACAACTGTTACTCCTGTAATCCTCGATATCGCATTCAGCACAGTTACTGTATCTGTAGTCTCTGCAATGCCATCCGTCGAAAAAGCTCTCTCTGTCTTCATCATGCGGTCATACGCAGTGACTGTAATCTGACTTTCATCTGTCTTTGGCTTCTCTGCTGTGTAATAACCCATCGGAACATATTCAATAGATTCGCCAACCATCATTCCAATCTTGATTGTTATCTCTTTCCCTTCAATTCTCTTTGCGGGATTCGTCATCTTGATCTTTGCGTATCTGGATACTGCAGAGCCGATAGAGAAATCATCCTCACTGTTGGATCCGCCTTCGATCGTAATCTCTGATATACCATCTGTTATTGTGTTGCCATCAAAATATAGCAATGCATAAAATGTTCTGGAATCCTGCTGTATCAGGTTTCCAAATTCTTCTGATGTCTGATACATACAGGTACCTCCTCTACTTCAGCATAATGTCCAGTGCTTCCATATCTCTCACAGTAAGTGTACTGTATTTGTCAGAATCACATTTTTCGATATCAGAATATGTAAGCATGTTAAGATTGATATCAACTTCAATTTCTCGAAGTTCATCAAGCTCTTTTACAAACTCATCTTTCTTTCCTTCATGGAACTTTGGTTCGCCATGTTCGTCAAGTACAAGCTTTCCTTCCACATCTTTGAGCATGTACTGGCTTCGGAGTTCATCAAAAGTCTTGTTGTAGGCTTCTGCTGCTCCGGATACTGCCCTGATATTTTTATTGATTGCATAAGTTACTTTTACTGGAAATCTCTTATCTTTGAGAGCTCCGATTCCATTTAAAAAAACAACGATGTCCTTGTTCTTTACTTTCATTTCGTCCTCCTACTGCTGAACCAGATCTACGGCTACACCAGCATATGTTTTTACGCCTTTTACATAGCTGTAAACAGGATATGTTGGTGTACCTGCATAAAACCTTTTCTCTACTTTGTTATTTGTTCCAGGATCCCTGAACTCTACATTAATGAATGCAGGATCTATAGCTTTATCAATCAACGCAGTCTGTGCCCGGGTAAGCGGCGGCCACTGGCAAGACAATGTGTACTTTCTTGCGATCACATCGCCTTTCATATCACCATTGCTTACTCGCCCTGTATTTTTTGACCAGATCTTTTCTTTCTTATATGTCAGCCCATTCAATTTCAGAGTGGGCATCTTCACTCCGTCGATATAGATTTCATCATCTTCTGAATGCAAGAGCCCACCTCCTTAATCAAATACAGGTTTGCCAGTTGATTTCTGGTAATCCTGTCCTTCTATACGTATCACTCTAAACAACTCCTTCGAATCGCCTTCAAGATATACTTTCACTTCCGTCTTCTGGCCATCTCCTCCGCTGGAACTTTCCAGTGCATTTACCATAGCTTCATAAACACCAGCACGAATACCGGCAATAATCTGATTGTTGTTGGCAACTGCATTCTTTCTTCCCATTCGGCCGACCATCTCTGGGCCGTTTTCACGGGCAACGAACATTTCTCCTGTTTCTGGGAAACCGCCTTTTGCATACCAGTTCAAGCCAAATGATGGAGTTGAAAAACTTACTGGTCCGACTGTATGACTGTTCCAGGATACTGAAATATGCGGTAATGGAATATGAATAGATTTCAAGCCTGCTGCAAATCCTTCAATTGCCTGTGAGCCTTTGTCTTTCAGCCAATCCTTTGCATTTCCAAGCTTATCCTTCACTTTCTTCGGAATATTTCCAACCCATGTCAGAATATTTGGAAGGTTATCTTTCAGACCTTTAAATAATCCGGACATGATAAAACCACCCTGTTCTGACATAACTGTCGAAGGAGAGTGGATTCCAAATGCTTTCTTGAAGCCATTGATAAATGGTGTAAAAATATGTTCTTTGATCCATGATGCTATATTCTTCAAAGCATCCACGATTCCATTGAGAAGTCCGCTTATTGTGAATTTTCCGTCTTTGTAAGCAGTATCTTTCCACCACTGAACAACTTTCTTCCAGGCATCACCGATCAATCCCCAAAGGAATGCTGCAAAGCCGCCAAAAGCAGCTCCAATCGCCTCAGAAAGTCTGCTTACGACACCATTCCAGTCAATGTTGACCAGGAGCTCCTGCACCTTCTTACCGACCTGCTGCCAGTCCGTATTCTCAACTGCAGTGATAAATGCATCAAGAATACCTTTCACTACATTACTTACCGTCTGCCCCGCAGTGGCTGCATCAAAAGTCTTTACAGCTCCATTGATTCCATCTGAGATAGCCTGCCCCAAACTCGTCCAATGGAAGTTGGTTGCAAATGTATTAACAAACCCGAATGCCGTATTTAGTCCCTGAGAAATAGTACTTCCTACCAGTCCCCAGTCAGTTGCCTCTATGAAACCGTTTAGGAATGTCGCAATACTTTTCGCAATCCTGTTTGCAGTGCTCTTGATCTCATCCCACGGAATATTCTGCAGTGCAGCGTTCAGCTTTCGGCCAACAATTGCACCGATTTCAGTAAAATCAGCATTCTTCCAGGAATCCTTGATAAGTTTCGCAAGGTCTTTGAATTTACTGTTGACTGCGGTAGTCTCAAACATGTTGTCAACGCCGCCCAGAGCCCCTGTATCTGCCCCTCCGCTCGATCCAGTGTCTGAGGATGAGTTATCATCCATCTTATTTATCTGGTCAAAACCTAACAGTGTACGCTTGTACTTCTCAGCTTCTTTCTGAGCTTTGTTGGCATTACTTGCATTTTTCTTCAGTCCATTGGATGTGCCGTTTAGACTTGCTGCATAATCCTGATTTACTTTCTTTGCTCGGACAATCGTGGATTTGCCAGTAAGAGCGCCCATGAGCTGTCCCACTGCATTCACAGCCTGAATGATCATTTGCAGGAACTGATTCAGAATCGGAGCTACTACATCAAGAATCGGAGCAAATGCTGTTGCAAGAGAGTTCTTCAGCTGTGTCAGTGAAGACATCAGCATGGAAAGACTTGCATTTGTTGAACTTGAATACTGTGCCAGATTCTGGAAGCCTTCTTTTGCCCCGTTGATTGCTCCACGAATCACAAAGCTTGCAAACATGAATTTTGCAGTCATACCGACTGTTTTCAGTATTCCTACAAGACCTTTTCCGGATGTTCCAAGACCATTAAATGAAGATCTCGTTCTTTTTAGAATTGGAATCCCAGTAGCAAACTTCTGTATCAGCGCACCAAAAGCACCGGATGACTTCTGAATTGCACCGGAAGCCAAGGTTTTTATTCCACTTGCCACACCGGAAATCAATTTCTTTAAACCGCCCCAGCCTTTTGACCCGACATAAGCTACATTACTCAAAACCTTACCTAATACTGGTACTTGTTTAATAGCCTCTGTTGCTGCTTCTTTCACTTCACGTATACGTTCTGCTGTCTGTCTCATGACAGCCCCAGCCGTCTCAAAGCTATTTCCGTCAGAAAGTTTTCCAGTATACGGCCGTTCTGTATCCGTATTCCTAAACTGCATAGACTGTCTATATGCTTGATAACTTTCAAGCTGCTTTTCTGTTGCCTTGATTTGTCCTTTTACATTTGCTATTGCTTCACTTCTTTTTGCTCTTTCAGCTTCATTTCCGCTCCTGCTATTTGTAAGGTCACGCTTTTTCTGTTCTAAACGTTCCAATGCTTGAATAACGCGTTCGATGTCTTTTTCATTTTGTTCATACTCTTTCGTATGTACTTTTATACCCGCTGCAAGTTGAGCTTCTTTTACATATTGGCGTGTGTTCTGAATCATGGCAGAAAACGGAGCACCTGATTTTATATTCTGAAAGCTTTGTTTTATTGTGTCACTTATATTTTTCGGTATTTTAGGCAACTTTCCTGACATACTCTGCTTTATTTTTTCAATTTCTTTCTGGATTATCTCCGTACTTCGCTTCGTTGCTTGGCTAGTAGACTCCAGCTCTTTTTTTAAAGAACTCGCGTCACCTTCGATTTTGACCTGCATCTTATGAAGTGTATCACCCATGGTCTCACCTCCCTCCATTAAAAATCCACCGGATCATTATGCCTGTCTCTGGTGGTTGAATGCTTCGTTATATTCTCTTCGTCTCTCCATGTATTCCTGCCACTGTCGTTCTTCCTCATCCTTCTCATAGGCCTGCTGTTCTTCCTTAAACAGATCAGGATAGAAGTCCCACGGTTTCAGGAATGGTTTCTTACTGTCATCAAATAATAGTGCCACATTAGCAGCAATTGCTTCTGCCAGTACACAGTTATCTGAAATCCTGTTCTTTCGTTCTCTTTGCAGTCTTCTGTATGCACTCTCAATCAAATCAACATTCTCAGCTATAGAGCAATTCCAGAATGTATCTATGGAGATTCCAACATCAAGAGCATTTTCATACAGTTCCTGGACAAAATCAGTCAGACGTTCCCGATTTCCTGCATCAGTGTCTCTGCCTGCTCTGCAGTAAAAAAACCGGACACCGCTAATGTTGGAAGAACAACTTTGGTATAAAGATCTGACTGATTTCCCCCTTCTTCGTCAGCCCAAATATCATATACATTCTGAACCTTCATGTAACTCATTCCATGCTGCCATGGTTCCATGGCTGCCTGAATGATTGTCAACATAACCGATAACGGCGGGATGTCATCAAGCATATTCATGATATTTCGATGGTATTTTGCTTCTAATTTATCAACAGTAGAGGATTTCAGTTTCAGTTGATAAGTACGTCCATTTACCGTCCAAAAATGAAACGGTCTTCTCTTTTCTTTCTTTTCTTCCAGAGATACCACTGTATCTTCTGTATTTTTTGTTGCATCATCTAAACCACCAAGACTTTCCATGTTTTACCTCCTTTTATGCCGGGTCAGTCTGTTTAATTTCAGACTGTACTGCCATCGTTACTTCACACTCAATAACACCATTTACTCCACCACCGGTTCGTTTTACAGCAAACTGAGCGGTAAATTCCGTAACTGTACCATCTTTTGTCTTCTCCTGAAAATCCCAGACTTCTTTTTTAGCAGCCGCATCTCTCATGACTCTGTATGGACTGTCAGCCTTGGTATTATCGTATTTGAACTTATATACCATATCCGGAAGATCGCCAATGCCCTGTTCATAGATTTTATGAGGATCTGTCAGGCAAGTGTTATCTTCTTTATCGATTTCTGTTCCTACTTCTGGAATTTCTTTTAATCCCGGAAGATCTGTGTAGGCTGCAGAATTGCTTGTACCGTCTGTGTGTTTTCTATAGCCTAATGTTGTTCCATTTGCTAACATGCTTTTTCTCCTTTCTAGGTCCAATAGACCTCATCAGAATCCATGTCAATGATTCCTTCATAACGCATCTGCTTATGTTTCATTCCTGATGGATCCGAAACATCCTGACATTCAGTTCTCTTCAATCCGGTAACTTTCATTGCCTTATCGACTGCAAGAGTTGCCGCAGATGTGCTGTCACGATTCCAGATATCAATCCTGTATCGCACATAAGATTTGTCTTCTCTTATGCCTTCGCTGTCAGAACTCCACTCATATACATTGTTTTGTTCTTCTGTGTACTGGATCGTAGAATCATCCGCCCATGTTCGCGGATAAGAATCAGAAACATTCTCTGTAACACTACATAATGCGTTATATACCTGTTCTTTTATATTTTTCATTCGAGTACCTTTCCTATCTCAGCCCGGAAGCTTGCTGTCATATTACTTAAGATCTTATCCTCATTGTCATGCAATGCCGGATACATGAAGGGATGTGCCGGCTGTCCTGTACACTGATAGAATCGTCCTTCTGGAGTATCGATATAAAACCATCTGTACTTCTCAGCTACCCTGCGATCAACCTGACTTTCATGAATCCACCATGGTGACTGCGTATAGACTGGTGTAACATCCGGAGAAATGCCTGCGTGATCTGCCTGACCTTTCGGACCGGTGCCAAACTCCACATACGGAGCATAAGCCTTATTGGTCCAGCAGGTTCCAATAGCTCTAATAGAATCTCCTTCAACATCTGCAGCTATATCCTGCTGTAATTCACCGGTATCTATAGGACAATTCAACGTAGCCGCCAGCCGCACTATCTGGATGACTTCGCCCACAGCCCGTTTCATATCAATCTCTGCCAGCTGTTTCAGCTTTTTATCGAGTTCATCTGCATCACTCACAACTTCTCCACCTCCAGAGTAAGCATTCTATACGGCTTAATGGAAATGATCTTATAATCCGGTTCCCTGTCGCTTCCAACAAAAAGACAGATTCCATCAGATTCCTGAATGTCCGTTCCATTTTCAAGGATGTAATGTAGCCTGCCCTTTTCATCCGGCTTTATCTCATATTTTCCAGATATCCGCAGATTTCGGATATAATTCAAGCGCTGCCCATATTGCTGAGCCTGTACTTTACCTGATGCCGGCCAGGATTCTCCTTCAAAAGAACTGGCAGTACCATATGTTTCTCTGGTACTGCCTTCTGAATCCTTTTCAACTACTCTTTTTTTATGATAATATGTTTCAACTCTGCTTCTCCGGAGCCTCATAAGTCTTCCCTCCTACTCTCGCAAGCCGATATCTGTTCATGGTATCGTAGATCTGCTTTGGAGCATCATCGAAAGTATAACTTTCTCCGCCCTCACTTCTGCTCTTTTCACCTTCAGTTCCCATCCGGTTTAGCGCGATCACTGCAAGATCTCTGACAGCCTTTTCCAGTCCGGTAACGATATGCGTGCGATTTGTATAGGATAAAACGAAAGTCTCTGCATCCTCTAAAAGAAGCTGCAGAAGCTCTTCGTCTTTCTCACCGGTGATCTTTTTCAGCTTTTCCAGCTCGGTCATCTGATCACTTCCTATCAGCCATTAGTAATCAAGCGTGCCATCGGAATAGTCTTTGGATCAAATGCAATATTCCAGTTTGCTGTTGCGAACAGCTGATCATCTGTCGGAGATTCAGTCCAGCTTGATTTTGGTTTTGTGAAGCTGAATCCATTCGGATGGATAGTTTCTCTCATTCTGGTGATCAGCTCATCCTGGCCACCATTCTTCTTTGGATCACGATTTGTTTCAACAGGTACATCAACACGACCTTTTGCAGTACGGATAACTCCCTGTCCAAACAGGTATGTTGTATACTTCTTCAAATCTTTGTTAGCATCAGAACCGCCAACAGTAACACACGGTACACCATCATCAACAATAACTGTGTATCCATTTGCAGATGCAATATTCATTGGACGCTGAATGCCATTTGCATCTGTATACTTCCAAAATTCCAGAAGCTGTTTGTTCTCCAGTGTTTTTGCTACATCGGAATGCATGATTGCAAGGCCAAACTGATCTTTATGGTCACCACAAGCCATTGTTGCAAGATCATTGAGGTCAGTCTCTGCAATATTTCTTGCAGTGGCAGATTTTGAACACAGGTCAAGGGTGTGACTCTCGTTCCATTTCTTTGCATTTCCCGATACACCAGTAATACCAAATACAGCATCTGTGATGCCAATCAGACGTTTCTGGCGTCTCTTCTGCCAATATCTTGCAATTGTAGCTACGATATGTCCCATCGGATCAGCACCAGAAAGTTCTGCAGTAAAGTTACGAGCAAAGAATCCTTTTGCTCTGCCATATACGATACCACTCTGAGAACCACCAGATACCTCTTCCACTTTGATGTCAGTCTGACCATCATAGTTCTGATCTTCTCCATCAAGTGTGTTGTAAAACGGAATCGTGTAAAAGTTTCCGCTGTTTGCGATTCTTTCCGCAATAACCGGGTCTTCTACAACAGCACCAGATTCGATCATTGCTGTGAGATACGGATCCGGTGCTTCATTCCACATCTGCATAAATAATTCCTCATCAAATGGAATTCCAAAAATTGTTCCTGCCATTTACTTTTCTCTCCTTTTTTTTATTTGCCGGATAACTGCTTGTACAGATCCGGATTTTCTGTTTTCAGTTTCAGTCTTTCTGCGTATCCCATCTTGGAATACATTTCTTTTGTGATGCCTTCCTGTCCTGAAGCTTTCTTCGGTGGCTTTCCACCTTTCAGCTTTTCTTCCACAGCTGCCTCAACAGCTTTCTGGAAGGTTACTTTTACAGTCTCCATAGACTTTTTGCAAGCATCGGCATCTGTATAATTCAGAATCTCTGCAAGCTCCTGTGGGAGTCCATCACCAGCAAGTGTGTTTCTTGCCTCTACCATCAGTTCTTTACGAGTAATAGTAGCTTCTCTTTCAGAAAGTTCTTTTTCTTTCTTCTGCTGCATGTACTGTGCTTTCTCTTCTTTTGTCATCTTTGCCAGCTTCTCAGCCTCAGAAAGCTTATCATCCGTCAGTGCCTGCCATTTCTCCTGAGCATTGGTCACTGCCGTATTGACTGCCTTCTGGACACGCCTGTCAAACTCTGCCTGATTACCGCCTGTTTTCAGGAAATCATCAAAAGACAGAGGTTCATTCCCATCTGAACCGCCTGTTCCACCAGCTCCGCCGCCATTACCGCCTTCATCACCGGTCCCAGCACCGTCTCCGCCTTCTGCAAATAACTGCAGGTTCATTGGAACTTTACACATTGCTTTGAATACTTTATTTCTCATTTCTTATCCTTTCCGCCCAGCCTATTCACTCTTGTGCCCGGGCCATTCGTCTCAGATTCTGTAGTTTTACGTCATTTCGGACACAAAAATAAGACGCTTCACCCCGCGCCCCATAGGGAGATAACCGGATCACCTTATCCTTTCTCCTTACTTGCTGCCTTTTCTGTTTCTTTGATAATTTCAGCAACACCTTCCTGAATCAGATGTTCTGCTCTTTCATCATCAACATCCAGAATATCACCAACTTCAACGATTTTCTTTAATTTGACATCGCTGTAGCGTTTAATACACTTTACCTTCATTGTTCTCACCTCCCTCAATCACTGTGTGTTGCTTTTAATCCAAACTCTGGAAGGAAATTAATCTCGTAATGATATTTGTCTACAGCTGATCCGGAAATATCTTCGACCACATACATGGTGTAGTCATTCAGATACACATAATCTTTCTGATATTTGTTATCCGCTGTCTCAATGATCACTTCCAGCTCATTATCAGAATTGTTCTTCAATGCAAATGTTCCAGTCAGTTCCAGAAGAATGGTATCTGTCCTTGCATTCAGAACCGTAAGCTTCCTGGTCACATTGAAGTTATCTGCCTCTTTGGAAATGTTGTAGCTCACCTGATCTGCTTCGGCACATCCTGTAGCTGTAATACAAATCAGGAGCACCAGCGCAAGTACTACTGCAATTTTCTTTTCCATGTCTTATTCCTCCGTATAATCTTCAATAATGGTTTCAATGCCATATTCGATAGCGCAAGTATTCTCAATCTTACATCCTCTGGCCTCGTCCCATCCTTTAGCAAAGTATGCCACATCCGCAGTTGCCAAAAGTTTAAGAGATTCGCCTAAATACCAAAGCGGCTTTGCTTCTGCCGGTGCTGATTGAAAGAAAGAATCAATCACTTCTATAGGTTCACCGACCTGCTTCTCTGCGCTTTTGATTGCTTTTTCTCTTACTGCAAGGATTTCCTCGTCTGTCTTGCCTCTCATTGGCTGACTGATAAATAGCTTTTTCATATTTCAAGTCCTCTCTTTCTTAAAAATGAGTATAAAAATACCACCGGTCATTTCTGACTGGTGGTATCAGTTGGTTTGATAATAAATATCGTCTCTTATTGATTCAAGCATATAAGTTTTCTCTGATGGCTCGTGCTGTGCATCCATCCAATATACCGATTCATCTTCTATGTACTCCATAAAATCAATGTACGTATCTACATCAATTTCAAAAGTCGTATCTTTCTGTGTTGACAATACTCTTTGTACCAATTCGCTGTTCGGGTATTCTCTTTTTAAATATTCAATCTGCTTTTCATTTAATTTAAACTTTTCCATTCTGAATACTCCTTAACAATCTTTCGTTTGTTGGATTGCACTGAATCAATATTCCTGTGTCTGGATCTACCGAAACTGTTGCTTTCTCTCCGATATATTTCTGGCTTCTTCCACCTTGTGAATCTGTTCTTATTGCCCTGACAATTACCGGTTTCTCCAGAACGCCCTGTATCCCTTCCACAGTTACTCCCGAACGTGGTCTTCCTGTTTTTGGGTCTCTCATGGTTCCTATTACTCTCTCCATGAAATGTTTGCTCTGTCTGGTTACTGCCGTTCCCTCAGAAGTTTTTGTACCAACAACTTTTTCATTGATTTCACCATAGATTTTCTGATAATTCTTAAATCCAGATAACGGTGATATCATGCCATTCTTCACTGATCGGGCATAAGTTCTAAGAAGTTCCCATTCCTCAGGACTATTATACTTCATTTCCTGGAAGTCTGCAAAATATTTCGGCATATCTTTGCCAAGGATCTCTCGATATTTATCGAACTGTTTTCGATCACTGGATGCATTCTTTACAGCTTTCTCCTGAGCTTCAGCCTTTGTATTTCCCTTGACATATTTCTGATACCATTCATCATATGTCATATTTGCAAGAACTTTCTCAGTACGTCCGGTTTCCGGATTATAAGCCGCTCTTGTCATCCTGGACAGTGTCTCATCATCAATGTCACTGATTGTGGTAGATCTGCACCACGGATGCATCGGCGGATAGTTCTTTCCAGCTTGTCTTTGTGACACCAGGAAGACTTTCCCATCCAGTTCCCGACATATCTTACTGGTCCGTAAGTCCAGTGTAGCAACATAACGATATTTCTTTATGCCACATTCTTCATATGCCTGTGCTGTCAGCTCTCCGGAAAAGAAACAGCTCTCCGTCCTAATCAGTCGTCTTGCCTTGATTGCACCACTACCGAACTTCTCAGTGATGACTGCTGCCGTTTCCCTGTCTGTTCTGCCAGTCAAAAGACTTACCAGCAGTTCATCTTTTACCGTCTTTGCAAGATCATCCGTGTTTTTCCAAATACGCTTCGAGTAATGTTTCCCAGACCAGTTCATCCGGAGTGCCCGATCAATCTGCTTCTGATCGACATGAGAAAAGCTAAAACCTAATCCAGTCTTACGCTGTGTATTGTATATTGTCCTATAATAGGCATTCTCAGCAAGCTGTTCAAAAAAGCTCGTATCAAATTGCTGTTCCTGCTGATATACATTTTCCATGACTGTATCAACCTTCTGTAGAAGTCCCTGCAATCTTTCAATCCTTGCTCTGTATGCTGGTGCTTCCAGCTCCTTGAGCAGTTCCTGCTTATTTTCTCCGGAATCCTTATTCTTCAACTCAAGAAGCAACTTCTGAATGGAGTCTTTATCCTGGATACTATTTAGGGATCTCCAAGCCTCAGCTTTTGACAATTTATGTTTTGTCATATATTTTTCAAATATATCCTGCGCAGAAAACACAATCTGAGCGGATGCAGACCTGTATATTCTGGCTACAAGATCAGCAGTATCTTCTGCATCAGCCATACGTTCATACATGTCCCAGGCGGCTCTCTTTTCCCAGTAATCACTCATCTACCTTTTTCTCTTCTGTTTTCTTTTGTGATGATTTATCCGGATCATTCTCTTCCGGAGGGTCATTTCCCTGCATGCCGAACATCTCCTGCTGCTGTTTCAGGCTCTCTTCGGATTCTTTCTTTACTGCTGCCATCTCCTCATCAACATCCTCGACAAATGGAATCTGAGCAAGCAACGTCTTCTGGCTCACAATACCTTTGAGATTAGATACCATCTGAGATATCTCCAGAAGATTCTTTGGAAGAGCTCTGGTGAAAGTCATTGTGATTCCTTCCGGATCCACAATTTTTTCTTTCATCGAAAGGAATCTGCAAAAGATACGTATTCTTTTTCTCAGGCCTTTGCGGTAATATCTGGTCTTGATCTTCGTGATATTTTCCATACCAAGAAGCTTAAACTCCATAGCCACGCCTGATACATTACCGCCAAAACTTTCATCCGTCATGCATGGGATATGCGAAAACTTATGAATATCCTGTTCAACGGCTTTCTTCAGGATCTCAACACCAACTTCATCAAATGTCCTTGTCAGATACTCTGCCTTGGTACCATCTGGCATCTCCAACAATTTTCTCTTTTTAAGGTGCTTCATGGCAGCATCTGCGCCATCCTTTTGTTCACCGTCTTCCTCTATCTCATCATCTACAAGCAATGTTCCATAGATGGCAAGAATCGAATCAATGAACTGTTCTTTATCAGTAATTCGATCACTCATCAATGCGTTATATGCATCGATCAGCGGAATCTGCAGTTCAAAGTCACCGATTGCAAGCTTATTGTTCAGATATTCAATGATCGGGATTTCTCCCAGATAATGAGGAACTGGCTCTTCTGTGGTCTCCTGGCTACCATCAGTATTCAAGATACTTAACTCGAATTTATAATTCTGAGTCAATATCGTAGCCATGTACTGAGTCGTTTTTGTTCCGGAATCATCTTTTTTTGCATAATAATAGACAGCAAAGAGTTCATTTTCCTCAATGCTGTCATCTCTTACCATAAAGGTATTCTCTGCAGAAATATTCTTATCACACAAATATGCTTCATTTTCTTTCACATAGATGTACTCATATGCAAGGCCGTATATTGAAAGATCTAATCCATTATCACCATCAACTTCATCAGCACCGGCAACCTCCAAAGCTTTTGTCAGTTCTGTGATATCATTCTCTGATTTATAGGACACTGGATTTCCAATGAAATAACTGCTGGCTGTATCTGAGATATCCTTTGCATGGTTACATACCAGTTTATTTTCTCGATTCTCATCGTCTAAGATCTTATGTTTGCCCTGGTAATAGTTCATATTCTTTTTCAAACGACCAACAAGACCGATGTGCTTACCGATTAACTTTCTGATCATCTGCTTATCAGGTCTGAGTTCGTCAAACTCATCCCTTGGAATCGTAAACGTATACATCTCTCTCACCTCCTGACTTCTCTAAATCTTGCCATCTTATGACCTAAGATTGTACTTACAAAATACCTTACAGCATCCATGCTGTGATCATGCTGTTTTACCGGCTTATCCTCACCATGTTCCATTGCTTTTTCATCCCAGATATAAGAAGCAAATTCTTTTATCGTTTCGGTACAAGTCGAAGAAAATACCAACATTTCCAGATTCAGCAACATTCCAACCAATCGGATACCATCCAAAACATCATTGTTTGCTTTTAATACTTTGATTCCTCGCTTGCGTAATTCTGCAATAAAAGAAGCGGCCGATGGATCCACAATCATTGCTCTGATCTTCGTACCATCCAGCCACTCTATCAAGTCGTCTGCATATTCTGAATCTGTCTTCTGTTTTCCTTTATCCCTTCCGGAATAGTAATACTCTTTGGTACAGTACCATTTACCATCCCTGCCCTTATTCCAAAGCAGAAAGACTGTTGCATTCTGAGTACCATAGTCACAGGATACATAGCGATTGCCATCTATGAGCAACCGAAAGAAATCCTTGATATTTCGAACATGCTTCTCTTCATCAAACATATCATAGATGATGCCCTCAGCTGCCGCCCACAATCCCAGAATATAACGTTTGAAGAAAACTCCAATGTACATACTCCGGTATCTGGCTTTGATCTCTTCATCCAGAGAAAGGTTATCATCCATTGTAAAGTGCAGATACAGAATATTCTTCTGCTCGCACTTATCAATCCAATTGACTTTGAACCAGTGATACGGCCCATCCGGGTTGCAGTTGAACCAGAATTTGGAACCTTTCACGGAGCATCGGCCAGTTGCCTGATTGACAAAGGATTCTGGCATCAGAGCAACCTCATCGAAGAACACACCTGCCAGTGTAATACCCTGAATCAGATCCTGTGATCTCTCATCCTTTCCACCAAAGATGTAGAAGTAATTCTCTTTGCCATCTTTTCGGATAGTCAGAAGATTATCTGCTCTGTGATCCGTGACCGAATAGCCTCTGGACAGGAGCATCAGCTTCAACCAGAACAAAACGTTTCTCCGGAAGGAACCAATGGTCTTTCCACACATTGCAAAGTTCTGCCCGGAAAACGAGCTCATCGCCCACATAACAAATGATAGTGACATGCTGATCGTTTTTCCTGATCGGATAGCTCCATCAGCTATGATTCCATCCTTGTCATGTACCGGTGACTCTTTGCACCACCAGGTAAGAACCTGCTTCTGTTTTTTTGAAAATGGAGAAAAATAAAATGTCTGACCGATCTGTCTGTTACCCCGATTAGTCTTCATTTTCTGCAGTTTCTCTTTCAGGGTTTTAATCTTGTCATACATTCTCATTACCCCAAACATCTGCTGCAGTCGCATTCATTGCATCCAGGAATCCATCGTCTGTGGTATTCTCCTCAACGTTATCCTGTTTCAGCATTGCAAATTCAAGCTGCATGGTTGCAAGCTCAAGTTTCGCATCGTCATATCCAAACTTGTGAAGTGTCTCGATTGCTTTCTGCTTTCTCGCCTGGACTCTGGTCAGTGCGTCTTCAATTGACTGAATCTGTCCAAGAATTCCTTCGTACTTCTTCAGTTCAGTAGGCTTGCCTTTTTCTATACCGGAGCTAAATTCTGTTACTGACATTCCCAGAGGAATATGTTCTCCCCCAGAACCGGTTCCAAGTTTCTGTTCTTCCATCTGTCGCAGCTGATCAATGCGCTTCAACATCCGTCTTTCACGTACTGTCAGAAGCTGTATCTCCTGCAGGAGTAGCTGTTCCTTATCCGGTTGTACTGTCTGGATCAGCTTTTGTTCATCTGAATCCAAGGTATCAAAAAAGAGAGACTCAAACTCTCCTGTCTTAACTGCATTCTTATTTCCAGGTGGTCCTGTACCTCCATGTCCCTTGGCATTTTTGTTACCAGGCTGACCACCCTTCTTTTTCGCAACGTTGCGTTTCTTCTTTTGCAACGTTGCATTATTCCATTTATACCTATTCTTCCAACTTCGAACTGTTCCTTCCGGAACACCAAGCTTTTCAGAAATCTCAATCAATTTCATTCCAGAATCAAATAGTCTTCTGGCTTCTTCTACTCGCTGATCTGGTGCTCTTGCCAAGCCTCACCACCTCTCATTCATTTCGTTTTTGATATTTACTGAAATACAGTCCTGCCAGCACCATAGTGACAGCCGATTGCTACCACGCCGAAAGGAGGTGCAAACACTTACATACAGTGAATCCATGCCTAAAGTATGTATGCGCTGGTGCTGTGCACGCTGTATGAAAATTGGCATGCAAAAAGCAGCCCCGAAGGACTGCCTATTGTAACACTAAATTAATATATACGCTTAATTTCTAAGCTATATTGTATTCCTGAACTTATTTGCATTTCATAAAATGGAATTTTCTTTCCCTTTGCTATATTAACCAATGCTTTTTTATCCTCATTTGTGCATTGAGTCCCTGCAATTATTGCTTTAGGTTTTATTTCTACATATGAAATGGGATTTTCTTGACTAATATCTATTATCCTTGGAATTAGCCTCCACTCTTTTTCATATTTCCAACTTTCGCTTTTAGTTGTCGCCATGTCTGTTAATAACCTGTTAGGTATTTCTGGTAAATTTGATACATCTAAATTCGATGGTAAACAATACTTTAACAAATAGTCGTGAATACTTTCAGTCATATCTACCTGTTTATTAGTATATTGAACTTTCGATAGTTTTATTTTCTTATTAATATTTTTATCTTTACTGTATATAGTGCCATTTTCTATGTCTTCCTTTTCGTAAGCAATTAAAAAACCTTTATGGTTTTCTGCATAATGCGACCACATTAATTCTGAGTCATACTCTTCTGAAAAACAAATTATTTTCATATAATTTCGATAATTTTTTCTTATTTGATCAATTAAATCATTAATTGTATTTAAAAAATTAATTTGAAATTCCGTTTTTTTATTCGACATCCATAATGCTCTTCCAAAATGAGCCACCGTTGGATTGCTTTCTTGCAATCTATTTAAAAAATCATCCATATACTCCCAATTTTCTCTAATTACAAATTCTATTTTATCTTTATCGACATAAATTCTATTATCATATGGATCGTTAAAGTTAGCTGGCGTAGAAAAATATAGTCTATTTTTCTTTAACGCCTCTACATTCTTTTCAGCATCATTATTTAATTTTCTATATCTAAATAAGCAATTATCTAAACATTTTTCCACTTTTCTTTTCCTCCCACATACATTTTCTTTTATCATAACTCTAATTATGATATTAAACAATCTACTTAAATCGACATTTTTCGACAAATACAAAACGCCCCATATTTCTACAGGACGCTTTAAAAAATGTATGTAGTTGAGTTGGCTATACGCCAATCGGAACAGATGGAATCGGACCACCGACACGCTGGATATAAGCCAGCTGCTCTACCACTGAGCTATGTTCCGGAATGTCCTGATCTGAGCACCACCAGAGACCAGGACATGGAATTTATCATACCTTGGGGAGATCGTATGAGATCTGAACGTCTTGGATGTTTCCAATTTGTTCATGATACATATTATCATATTAAATCGTAACATTCGTAACATTCGTAACAAACTTTAATTTTTTTCAAAAAATCTTTTGAATTCCATCTTCACGCTGGCTTCTGTGGTATTCCGTCCCATCCGATCTGCTACCTGCTGCCAGGTCATTTCCTCGAAGATCTTGTATTTAATAATCCGCTGCATCCGGAATGGGATTGATATCATCCATACTTCAACCTGCAGTTTCAGTTGCTCCGCCTTCTCTTTCTTCTGTCTCAGGATCTCTTTCTTCTGTCTGATTCTGACATCATCGGAGTAAGAATATGTCGTTCCCTGTACTTTAAAGTGCTGTGGGTTGTAAGGGAATTCCGGATTACTTCCAGATACAGTCTCATTTGCTGTGATATTCTTTTTTGATTCGAGTTTACGGATTTCTGCTTCTGCTTCTTTGGTCACCTCGCATGCATCTATGTATTCTTCCAGAATTCTCTTATCCATGATGTCAGCCTCCTCGTTTCCATTCCTTCTTGGTTTTCTTATCTCTGATACCTGTGATTTCTAAGCCCAAGAGTCCGGCAGTGTTATTCAGGACTGTGTATGCGTTGTAAATATGTGTTGGCATATGTCCTGCTGCCTTGATTGCCTTTCCTGATGTTGGATCTGGATAACCCTCACTGTTTTTGTATGCCATGCTCTCACCTCACGGTCCTATTTTTGCATTCTTCGAAATACTTACACGTCAGACAGCAGCATCTGCAGTGCTTCTTTCTGGATTTGAATATCCAGCGTTTCAGTCTTTCTATCATTCTCTCATCTCCTTCAACTTCTTTTCAGCTTCCTCGCGATCAGTAAACCAAGTTATTCCAAAAGCAATATCATTAAGCACTTTTTCACTGTAAACCTTATATTCTTCACGGCTTGTTGCATACCAGTGGCTATCAGCAAATGTAATTGATCCGACATGCTGATGATATACTCTATTAAGATTTTCGTATCCGTTAATAATATTTAATCCATAAACAGATGGACTTGGAATGATATACACATCATCTCCAACCTTACACGGCAATCTCACAAGCAAGCCCTGTTCTTCTGCGTTTTCGTAATCGCAAAGTTTATTGATAATTTCCCGTATGGTAGCTGCGTTATTGGCTTCTCTTGTCCCGCTGTATGTTAATCTCTCCATCTACTTTACCTCTCCAAACCAGTCCTGAAATCCTTTCATACAATCAGGACATAAATCCAGAGCATTATGTGTGAAATATCTTCTCTGACTATCCAGATTTAATACCATGATCCCATTAGGATTTTTTCTATCGTTTTTAGAATTGTACTGCTCATACAGTTTTCCACATCTATCACATTTCTTTGCACATGCCATTAATCCATTCCTCCTGTAATCTCATCAATACAATCGTTCCAGCCGATCTTATAGCTCGGTAGTTTGCCTCCCGCTTTGAAATACTCGCCGTTATAAAGCCCAGTTACTTTCATTTTCTCCGGCAGTGGCTTCAATGGACACCAATCAGGGATTGATTCTGCTTCTCCGTCTAATACTGATTTACTCATCTGCGTTCCTCCTGTAACAGCTCTGGATTGTCGAAAATGTTTCCAACTACTTCAACGCATTTTCTTTCATTGACATAGAATCCCAAATTACAATAACTATTGCCATAATCTCTTCCGATTGCATAACTGTAATCCAATGTCCAATCCCCATTTGTCATTTTTACAACTTCTGGATATTTTTCTTTGCGATCACATATATCATTTTCCCAAATTTTCTTCCCGTTCTTGTCACAAAGCCCTGTGAACTGGCAGAGGGTGGATGTGTAAATTTCATGGTATTCATTTGGATACACGACAATGAAGTGCCCTGTCTCCTTACCATTTCCCGGATAACATGTATTTACATATTGTCCAACCACCCACTCTCCATTATCAATCCGTTTTCCCTTAAAAAGAATCTCTCTCATTCAACTCCACCGCCTTTCACAATTCCATTCCTTTTCTTTCACGTATTTTTCTTCCTTTCACATATTTAGAGCATCCATCTTCTGGCTGGCCCTTGTTTCGGGAATGACCGGTGATGGATAGGTAATTGCATCTGTCCATGTCCGTCTTCTTTCCTGTGCCATATATACAGGTACTGCACAGTTTGGTATCAAATTTCTTTGGTGATGCTTTTCTGTACTTTCCAAGCTTGTTCTTACTGATCCAGCTCCCAACAGTGCCGGTGCAAACGCCGAAGTATCTCGCTATCTGCTCCGTAGTCCATCCGTTCTGAAGCTGTTTGATCAGAGCTTTTTCGTCATAGTTACTTGGTCTGGTCTTTTGAACCTGAAGACCATATTTTTTGAGTTTGTTAAATATGGTCGACTGGGTAGTACCAAGAGTTATCGCTATGCGGTTCTGCGAATAACCTTTTCGTATGTATTCTTCCAGAACTTCTTTTGTGATATCTGGTCTAAGATCTGTTCTCCCCATATCAGTGTCCTCTCAGGAAATTACGCATCATGGATTCTCTCCAGTCGGGTTTATGATCAGT